AGGAGGCCACGACTGGCAAGATTTGGGGCAAAATTTATTGCGATTGGCTCAAGTAATAAACACTTCTCGCGGTTTGCCGTCTCAATAGCCGATTTGATAGTGAGACACACGAAAAAGCCGTATCAAGATGCCGCATGGCCCTGACGCAGATCCAACTCGCCCGCGCGCTCGACGCGAACCAGACGAGCATCAGCCTGTGGAAAGCCCAAGGGATGCCGACCGACTCGGTGGAGACGGCGAAGGCGTGGCTGGCGGCGAACATCCGCCGCAGGAAGGGCGGCAAGCTCTCAGCCCCGCCCGCGAGCAGCAACCCGGCGATGGGGCCGAAGGCGCGACTCGACCGCGCCGCCGAGGGCGAGCTTCGGCACTACGAACTTTGGAAGGCTGCCGCCAACGTGGACGAAATAAACAGCCGCACAGTGGCCGAACTGGCGGGAGCGTGGCGGGACAGTCGGAAGGCAGCAGCACAAGCGGAGCAGGAATTTTCGCAATTCCTTTCGATGACCAAGACCACGCTGAACAAAGCCGAGACGGTGGCGGCGATTCGTGGGCTAATCTCGGCGGCGGTGCAGGATTTTTCGACGTTTCAATGGGGGGAACAGGCGACCTCGATACTGCGAAAACATCTGGCGACATTGCCGCCATCCTTGAGCGAGCAGACCAAGGCGGATTAGCCGAGGCTTGGGCGGCAAGCCATGAAGTGACGATTGCCCCGCCAAAGCCGGGGGTGGTGGCGTGGGCCGAGGGGAATCTGAAGCTCTCCGAGCGAATCACGAACAAGCCGGGGAGCTACCTGACCCAGCGCACGCCGTATGTGCGCGAAGTGTTGGAATGCTTCGCAGACGAAAGGGTGCGGAGGCTGGCGCTGGTATGGGGGGCGCAGACATCGAAGACCACGGCCATCATCGTGGGCATGGCCTACAAATTGGACAACTCGCCCGCGCCTTGTCTGTGGGTCATGCCGTCCACGCACCTGGCGCGGTCTTTTTCGGAAACGCGGTGGATGCCATTGATTGACCAGAACCCGACGCTCGCTAGGCACAAGCAGGCCGATCCCGACAAATACCGACTTTTGGAACAACACTTTGACCGCATGAGCGTGTGGTTCACAGGCAGCAACAGCCCCGCCTCGCTTTCCTCGCGCTCGATTGCCGCGCTGTGCATGGACGAATTGGACAAGTTCCCGGCCAAGGGCGGCAAGGAATCAGCGCCTTTGCAGTTGGCCGAGGCCCGCGTAGCGACCTATCCGCAGCATATCATCATCACAACCTCGACCCCGACCTATGAGGATGGGGCCATTTGGGAAGAATGGCTGAAAGGCGACCAGCGCAAATACTTCGTCCCGTGCGAGGCCTGCGGCGAAATGTTTGTCTTGGAGTGGGAGCGCATCAAGTGGGCGCAGGAAGCCAAGCAAGATTCCGCGTGGAACATGGAGATTGTCTCGGAATCGGCGCGTTGCCATTGCCCGAAGTGCGACCACGCGCACACCGAGGCCGACAAAGCGCAGATGCTTGAGCGTGGCGAATGGCGGGCGACTGACCTTGCCGCCGAGCCAGGGCGGCGCAGCTACCATCTGTCCTCGCTCTATGCTCCTTGGCGGCGGTGGTCGGATCTGGCCGTGAAATTCCTTCAAGACCGCGAGACGCCGGGGGGCTTGCAAGATTTCTTCAACCGCGAACTGGCCCTGCCTTGGGTGGCGGCGGGGTCACTCATCACCACGGCGATGATCCGCGAGCGGGTGGATGCCTCGCCGCGTTACACGATAGGCCAGCCGCCCGAAGGCAAAATGTTGGGTCGCATCATGTCGGTGGACGTTCAGCAAACGGAACTGTGGTGGATTATCCGAGAATTGCACGAAGACGGGAGCAGTTACTTGGTCGATTACGGGGCGGCGATTGGTTGGGATTTGGTCATGGAAAAGTTCCGCCACTACAAATGCTTCAAGGGTGTAGTCGATTCGGGCTATGCGGCGAAGACCCCGGCAGGCGTTTACGATTTTGTGGCGCGGTCGGGCGGTCTATTTTGCGCGGCCAAGGGGCGCACCGTGTCGCAGGGATTGCGCGAGCCGTGGAAATTTCAGCAAATCTTGGGCGCGGGTCACAATATCTGGATGCTGCAATTCGACGCCGAGTTTTGGCAGGCAAGGCTCTACCATGACGTTTTGCGCGATGGCCGGGGGCGCTGGTATCTGCCGCGAGATATAGCGAAGGACTACGTTTCGCAGTTGCAGGGAGAGGCGCTGATCGAAAAAGAGGGCGTGGCGCGGTGGCAGCGCCTTGGGCCGAACCACCTGGCCGACTGCGAAAAGATGGCGCTGGTTCTGATCGACTCCATCATGTCGCAGTTTCAAGCGGGCCAGCCCGCTCCTTGACACACGCCGCGAGTGCGTGACGGACGCTGCTATTCTGGCCCAAGTTTTTACGGCCTCTGAACTTTCGCAACTCAAAGCCAGTTGTAAGGCTCAGATCCTTGCTGGCGGGGCGAGTCAGGCGTTCGTGGTGTCAAGCAGCGTTGGCGGGCGCAGCGTCACCCTGCAAAAATCCTATGACGCTTGGGATATGCTCGGCCTTATCGAGACGGCGCTGGCGATCAATGCCGGGACGATTGGCAACTCGCGCGTGACGCAGATGCGCTTCCCGAACCGCACATGAAAACCAAGCAGACCAAATTTGTTGACCGCGTAGCCGCAGCCTTCGGGTTCTCGCGCATGATTGAGGCCGTGAACCACCGCAGCGAGGAGCGTGGTTGGGTTTACGCGCAGGCGCAGGATTCCAAAGTCGACCTTTCCTCCTATGACCGCACCCGCCTTATGGCGCTTTCGCGTAAATGTTTCTACAACAACGCGATAGTGCGGGGCGCAGTGCGCGACAAGGCCATGTATTCCGTAGGCAGCGGCATCGGCATTCGTCCGCAAGCCATGTCAGGGGATCAAGCGTGGGACGATGCGGCAGAGCAATGGTGGGAGAATTGGGCGCGCTCGCCCGAAATCAGCGGGCGGCACGATATGCGCTCCCTGCAAATGCTCGTCTCGGAGGCCATTGACCGGGACGGGGAAATTTTCGCCATCCTCACGGCCAAGACAGACGGCGCTCCCGCCGTGCAAATTGTTGAGGCGCACCGCGTAGAGTCGCCCGACACCTCGGCAAGCAACAGCGGGGTGGTGGACGGCGTGAAGCTCGACAAGTTCCAGCGCCCGCTTGGCTATTTTATCGGGGAGGGCGACGAATACCCGCGCCGCCACCGCGAGGTGAAGGCCGACGCCATGCTGCACGTTTACGAGCCAGAGCGCGCCGACCAAGTGCGCGGTTATCCTGCCATCGGCGTGGCGCTCAACAGCGTTTTGGATCGGGACGAACTTCTCCGCTTTGAGATGATGGCGGCAAAAGCTGGCAGCAGTATTGGCCTGGTCATCAAAAACTCCACGGGGAACATTGGCGCGGAAGGATTCCTTGGCGACTTCAGCAAGGACAGCAACGGCAACCTAACCCGCGAAAGCATTTTCGGCGGCGGGCTGGTTCCGCGCATGAAGAATACGGAAGACATTCAATCTTTCGTGATGAACCGCCCGAACGAGAAGCTCGACAAACATCTTGAGCAATACATTCGCGCAGCGGCCATCGGCCTTGGCCTGCCTTACGAGTTTGTTTGGGACACCAGCGCGATCGGCGGCGTGGCGCAAAGGTTTATCATTCAGAAGGCGGCGAGATGCTTTGCCGCCCGCCAGGATGTGCTGGTTAATGCGTTCTTGTCGAAACTTTGGCGCTATGCGATTGCCCGCGCCATCTCGCGCAAAGAACTTCCCATGAATCCTAGCTGGCAGTCTGTCGGATGGCAAACTCCGCGCTCGATCACAGTGGACGTAGGCCGCGAGGCCACCGCCCGCCGCGACGATGTAAAGGCCGGGCTAATGACGCTCTCGGACTACTTCGGTGAGCAGGGCATTGATTGGAAGGAGGCTGTGGCCGAGATTGCGACCGAACGCGAATTTGCCGCCGAGCTTGGCGTAGTGATCGGCGTGGAGCAGGCGCAGCCGCAAGCTGCCGTGGTGGAAGTTATCCCTGCGCTCGATGCGCCAGCGGACAGCGCCCCGCAGTTGGAAAGCAAAGAAGAGCCGACAGAGTTGGCCCTGCCCAAGAAGCGCAAACGCATCTACCGCCGCAAGAAGGCGACTGCTTGACATGAGCGCGTTCGAGTATGGACGCCCTCAAATTTGAAGGAATATCTGTCGCCACGGTTGGCCCTGCGCTCGGCCACGCCATGATGGTGGACGATGTGACGCTGTTGCAGGCCGAGGCCGCAGGCGTTGCTGGTTCACCCGTCAAAGTCTTTGTCGATCACGACGAAAGCATTGATTCCCTCATTGGATTCCTCGCCAACTTCCGAATTGTCGAAGACCAACTTCGCGCTGACTTGGAACTTCTCGGCTCGCACCCGCAGGCCACTTTCTACAGCGAGATCCTGACCAAAGCGCCAAACCGTGTCGGTTTTTCCATGACGTTTAGCGGAACGCCCGACGAGCAAGACGGAAAGCGTTTCGCCCGCGTCTCGGAACTGGTCAGCGTGGATCTGGTTTCCCGCCCCGCCGCCAACCCTGACGGCGTTTTCCGCGCCGGGTCTGAGCCCGAAGCCGCGCCCGAAGTTGACACCGCCGCAGTGGGCATGACTGAAAATAGTTCTGTCGCCAAAGTTGAGTTTGACGCTCAAGCCGCCATCGAATCGTTGGCCGCTTCGGTTGCTGATCTCAAATCCACCGTGGACGGCCTCGCCGCCGCCAAAGAAGAAACCCCCGCGCCCGTTGCCGCTCCCGTTGATTCGGAAATGGCCGCGAAGCTCGATGCCGCGATGACCAAGCTCTCCGCTCTGGAAGTCGAACTCGCCGCTCGCGGCGACAACGCCATCACGGGCAACGGTTCCGCCGTTTCGGTCGAAGACGCTTACGCTTCTGGCGACCGCGCCACCAAATTTGAAATCGTCCGCAAGGCGCTTGAGGCCAGCGATTTCTCCCTCATCAACAAGCTCAAACAATCCAAATAACCTACTAACATGGCCTCCATCACTGGTCTTAACGACGACATCATCTCGTCAGCGGCGCTCAAAGCGTTCGTTGATTCCCTCCATCCGCTGAACGCTTTCAGCGTGAACTACAACGCCGAAGCCGCGCGCAAAGGCGAAGTGGTGAGCATCCCGCTCATTTCCTCGATCACCGCCTCCACGTTCAACAACACCTACGAAGGTGCGGACGGAGACGTTACCCTCACCGCCCGTGAGGTCACGATCGACAAGCACTATCTCAGCACGGTCGATTTCACTGACACGCAGTGGAGCAAGTCCTCCGCGCTCACCCCGCAGATGCTGGCCGAAATCGGCGCAGAGCAGGGCCGCGCAGTGGCGCAAGCCTTCATCAGCGCAGCCTGGGGCATGATCACCACGGGTAACTTCGGCGCGGCGGTTGCCTCGTTCACCTCGGCCTCGTTCTCGATGGCCGATGTTCGCAAGGCCCGCTTGGAACTCACCAAGGCCAAAGCCCCGCAGAACGACCGCGCGTTGTTCTTGGAGCCGGAAGCCTACGACGCTCTCCTCTCCGACAGCACCAACATCCTCGCTAACCTCAACTTCGGCCCCGAAGGTGTGCGCGAGGGAGTGGTTCGCCGT